ACCCATGTACTTGATGGAGGTGAAACCAGCCGCTGCGCTGTCCTCAGAGGTCACACGCTGGATAGCTTGCAACGATTCCAAGAAGAAACGATAGTAGTTGTTGTCAGCCACGATCATGTCGGGACGGTCTGTACCGCGAACCAACTGAACGGCAACTTGGTTCATGTACGACTGCATGTTCAGGGCAGTTGCAGCAGCGCCACCAGTGGTAGTCGCATCAAATGCCACGTTACGCCAGAATGACCAGTTCGCACGGTTAATACCGCCGTAAGTGCCCGATGTAGGTGTCTTGCTGATAGCAGCAGCCAAACCAACCAAGGCTTTGCCACCGTTACCAGTACCGTCACCATACAAGTCAGCACTGATCTGGTTAACCAGTTGACCTTCAGCAACTTGAATGCGGCCTTCCAGCAAGTCGATGATCTGTTCTTTGCCGCTGTTTTGCAGCATTTCAAAGCCAGAGATAGACACGGCAGCAGCGTATTGCTTCAGGTCAAACTGAGCCGAAGAAATGGGGCTGTTAGGTGTAATGTCGATGGTGTCGTAACCAGAGTACGAACCAGCGTTTTGTGTCGTTGCATCGTTATAAACGATTTCTTGACGAATGGTAGAACCACCAGAAACGGGCTTGACGTTGCCGCGCTGCTTCATTTTCATGAGCAATGCGTTGTTTTTGGTCAAGTTGTCTGCAAGTGCGCCAGAACGACTTTCGATTGTAGTCGTCAGAATGTCCGAGATATTGGCAAAGGTAGCCATGATTTAGTTCCTTAAAATTTACTGAGCAAATTGGGACTCGAGAAGTGCTCTCAAATCACCACCAGGGGGCTGTGACCCGCCAGAACTTGGTGAACTGCCTTTAACACTCACACTGGCAGTTTTTGCCCGTTGTGTACGTTGTTGCTGTTCATAATTCCGTTGTGCCTCAATCCGTTGCTGTTCGATTAGGGTTTGCCTAACATCAGGACGCATCCAGATAGCCATTTCGTAGGCTTGTTCTAACGATTGGGCCTTACCGGATTCCAGCAAGTCTGCCATATCGTTACGCACTGCCTCGAAGTGCGTTTTATCGGAACCTGCGAAACTCTCCAACTCGTGATTGGCTTTGCTTCGCTCTTGCTCCTGAATACTATTTTGCCACATTTGTTGTGTTTGGCGCAACTCATTTAATTGTTGCATCAAATACTGCGTTTGTGGGTCTTGTTGAGGGATATTCTGCACCTGTCCCAAATCAATGCCATATTGTTGGGCAAGGCTTTGAAAATACTGCGCTTTTGCCACCGGGTCAGAATATCGCAGCTTGTGATCTGCTTCCAACAGTTTATTAATCGCTGTCGGTGCGTCTAGGCCCAATTGGGTTAGTGTCTGTTGATACGGAGCAATGGCTTGTTCAAACTGTCGTGCTTTTTGGGCGTGTGATTTAAAACCCTCTACGCCCTTATGAAAGTCTGACTCCCTCCGTTCAGCCTCGCTTGTCAGTATCTTGATTTCTTGCGGCGTAAGGGCTTCACCACGCTCTGCCTTCAGAAATGCCGCTTGTGCGTCTGGTTTCCAGCTAGAAGGTGCGCGGCGTTCTGGTTTAAGTTCTTCAGGAACTTCAGGTTCTTCACGGGCAAACTTGCCAGTATCGTCACGAACCCTACCAATTGGTTCGCTGTCAGGCACTACTTCAGAAACTTCCGAGACTTGCTCAGATGTTACCTTTGTGTCATCAGCTTCAAATGCTGCTTCTAGGGCTTCTCTCAAATCAGACATGAGGTTTTCTCTTTCTGGGGTTAAAAAATCAGTAGCCTAGCTTTTGCATAGCCGTGTGAATGTCGCGCTTAATAGATTCTCTATCTACCCGTGGCGCTTGTTTAGTTGTGTGGGCTTTGACTTCATTGCCAATTTCCACCAAACGATGTTCTTTAAGGTGCTGTCGGTGCGTTGACCTAGACCCAATCCATTCGCCCGTCACCATTGATTTATAACCAGCAATATCAGTTTGAATCATCGGGGCATTACTCACACTCGCTGAGTAATATTCATCTTTAGGCACTAACTCGCCTGTTGCTTTGTCATAGACGTATGAACCACGTTTAGGGCGTGAATCACCAAAAATAGCTTGATATTTCTCGCCATAGGCTTTTTCGTCTGTTGGCCGCCGTGCGCTGCCTTTACCTGCTTCTGAGTGCATTGGGTTTGCCTTTACATCAATAACAGCATTATCGCGTCATTCTCATCATTTTCGTCATCTATTCTACGCATTTCCAGCACAATCATTAACTCTTGTGCAATGAATAGCGCCATTTCAGCGTTTTGCTTGACCTTTGAATAGTCAATACCCTGAAACTGTTTCTTGGCTTGAGGTACGGCTTTTAATGCCTCTACCGGGTTTTCTTGGACTGCCTCGATTATTTCTTCAATCGTTGGCTTCTTCTTTTCGTGAAGTTTCTTCCAATACTTTTCCCAATAACCAAAACCGTCATGCGTATCAGGTTGAGGCGTGACCGCAACACCACGAAATTGATTCGAGGCAAAGTGGAACGCCGCAAAATGATTGGCGCGAAAGTGTTGCATCAGGTCAAATCGTAGACTTCAGCCGTGCGATCACCTGTGGCCGTGTTCGTGCTAACCAAACGGTCTTTGGTGTTTGCCAAGTCGCGGAATGTCTCCACGCCCGAGCCGCCACCGCTAACAACACCGCCAAGCACTGAGTTATGCAAGCGCAGGGATTCAACCACTGTAGCGCCTGTTTCAACCGTAGAAGCCAAGATAGCCGCAGGAACAGCCGCCACGTTGTTGGTCAAAATGTCCACCTTTGTGTTGATTTGGGTTACTTCAGCACTTTGGGCCAATTGAACTTGGTCACCAAAGAACAATCCACGAATGTAGATGCCCTTGTCCATCGGGCAGTTAATCCGATACGCCGTAGTGTTGTCACGGATGATGATCTTGTAACCTGGTGCGCTCAAGAAACGATAGGTCACGTTGCCCACGTTGCCCAAGTTTGTGCCAGTGGCGTAATCATCATCAGGTGTAGCGTTTGCCAGCTTCCAAAGGGTAAAGTTACCGCTACCGCCTTGAATGGTCACAGAGCTATCGCCAGCACCGTCCTCAATAGCCGCTGTAATGACTTCGGTCGTTGCCGCTGTTACCAAACGGGGAGGCGTTGCAATAATGGTTGAATACTTAGTACCCGCCGCCAATACGCCAGATTTGATTGTAATGGTCAGGCTAACAATAGACTCCATAGCCGCCGCCGCCGCGTTGACGGTCAAGTTACGGTTGCCAATCTCTACCGCTGTACCCGAACGGGTTGCGATCTGGCCTAACTTGATAAAGTCCTCAGACAATCGGCGGTATGCCGTGAAGTCGTAAAACTTGTCCAAGTTATCAATTGCAGTGTATGCCGCTACCGTTGCCTTCACGGTCTGCGAAATACCCACGTCCTCAACGTAGATAGGCTCATAGAACAGCAGGCCACCAGTGTTAGCCGCAAAGCTACCTGATTGACGTTGTTTGCCGTATAGCTCGATAGCCCATGTGTAGGTTCCTGCTGTTCCCGGAGGAATGTAATAGGAATAGTCGCCCGCCGTAGTTACTTCCTGTTGGAAATACTTGGTAACACCTGAACCGTCATAAATGATGATTGACGAACCGACAGTGATGTTTTCAAACTTCCAGATGGTCGATGTACCTGCGCTAGAGGTGTAAATAGCAAAGATGTTGCCAGTGTTGGTAATCGTCTGAGCGCGGATTGTCGTTAGGTTTGTGCCTTCGTTAATCGTGCCGCTGTTGTTGATCGTCCATCCGACATAATAGGTTTGGCCGCTTGCAACCGTACATTCGTCAAGCTGTTGCAGGTTTGTAATTCGAGTACGCTGATACTGGTAAGCATCGTAAATCTGTTGGATTGTCAGCGTTCCGGTAACTGTGATTGTCTTGGTGGAGAAATTAAACGCTACGCCTGTAATTGCTGCCGCTGTTGGAATATCCTTGTTTGTTGTTTGCAAACTGGTATGCACAAATGTCGGGGTGGCCGCGCCGTTACCAATCAATGAGACTGTCGCGCTTTGCGTGTCGTAGCCGTAGCGACTTGAGTAAACCACATGGGTTTCAGCACCTTTGGTCGTGCCTGTGCAGAAATAAGCATAAGTGCTTTCGTTGGCACTACTGTTTGCCCAATCCCACGCATAAACAAACTCGCTTGTTGCCGCACCTGCCACGGTTGCAACTGCTTGCTGCGTCAGGTCAAAAGTAATATCTGAGGTAATGCCTTTGGCACGAATACCCGCCACGTTTGCGCCTACGGGTTGATAGTACATATACCCGTTTGACAACAAATTACCCGCTGAGTCTTGCGCTCGAATGGTGATCTGCTTTGAAAATTCCAGCACGTTAAACCGACCGCTAACAGCAGCAGCCGAACGCCAAACAATGTTTGTGCCTAGCAAGTTGTTTTTGAGGCGTGTCCATGCTGAACCAAATAGAACAATTTGAGCACCAGTGTAATACGAAGCCAGAATGTAGGTGGTGACATAATTTTCAATGGCAATTCGGGAAGCCACTGCCACCGATGCCAAGTTAATCTCCGGCCCGTCCGTGTCAACTGGTGTGTAACCAGCCAAACTAGTTTGAGGCACACCAAAGTTCAACCACACACCAACATAAGTTTTTGTAGCCGTAAAGTTGATAGATGCAGTGGTGTTATCTTGACGCAAACGAGCCTGACCTGTGCCTGTACCGCGAGCGCAAAGAATCCAGCATATATCGCCTGAAGTGGTAATAGTTGAAAAGTTATTAAAGTCAGTGGTCAGCCAGTCAGCACCATAGCGAACGCAAGCGTCAATTATGGTGAACTTAGCCGGGTAAAGCACGTTGGTGCTTACCAGCTTCATAGCCTTGTTGCCGTTGTTTCCTTGCCAATCGAAGCCCGGATAAGGGAACGGTGCGTTTGCTGCTGCTGCTTTACGACCGTTGACGATAATTTCACCACCCGTTGCGCTTCCAATAACTTCAAATCTGTTTGCACAAGAACCATCATTGCGTAGTTGTGCAACCCTCGAATCTACTGTCAAAGTGCCTTGAATATATAAATCTTGACCGCCGACATCAAATATCCGATAGAGGTCGCCTCGGTTTGTGATTGTGAAACCTGTCGCAGCACCAAGGCTCAGGTTCATTGTGTCCGTGCCCGTCTGCGTAATACCCGTTTGGCAGGTAAACGCTTGAGCTGTAAACGTTCCAAAGGCTGAATCAACAGTTAAAGAGGTGGCAGAAGTGATTTGCGTGATGGTCTTGGTCACGCCACCCACGGTGATCGTTCCACCCACACGGGGCGCTGTGGTTGCAGGTGCGCCGCCAATAGCAAAGGCAAACGCCGTACCTACGCCCGTCACGGTTGTTGTGCTAGAGCATGAAACTGTGCCCGTTCCCGCTACCGCTGCTGTTCGTGCAAAAGCCATTATTTATCCTTTGGTGTAGTGTCGTCAGGCTTTGGAGGCTTTTTGCGCCCGTAATACCGACCCTGCAATACTTTCAGCGCCCCTAGTCCCAGAACAAAGGGAATGCCGTAAACAACAATGTCGGCAATTACGGCAGACATTATGCGGCCTCAATAAATACCGTTTTACCGCCTACTGGAATAATGTTTATACCAATACCCGCTGCGACAATCTCAAACGCACCTTCAGGTGTAGCAAACCATGTCTGATATTGCTCCAGGCCCACCAGTTCGTAAGTGCTTTCGCCACTCCAAACCATATTCTCGTCAAACAAGGTGTATTTAAAAATCACATGGTCAAACAAGTTATCTTGAATTGACACTACGTTGAACTGTGTAGCCATCATGCGCTTGCCGTTTGCTAAAGCGATCTGAGGCGTGATCTGTACTGTTTTCATTTTGTGACCTTTGGGTAAATGAATGCGTAAAAGTAAATAAGAACCATAATGCCAATGTCTTTGGTTAGCCACATTGGAAAATAATGGTCAACTGGATATGAGCCAGCATTAAGGAAATGCACTGTCCTGACTACTTGAACGACCAAGCCAAACACCAGCAGCGCAAAACCCACTTTTTGAATTATGTGCATGTCTTGACCGCTAATAAACACATACATAAAGGCAATGCCAATAAAGAAGAAAGAGCTAACCATTGAGACAGTTAGCCACATGGCGACTTGTGCTGCGTCCATTATTTCCCCTTGATGGTGTCTTGTACTTCTTTGGCGACTTCAACAATGTCTTTGTTGTCCATGCGGTCAAAGAACTTAACGAATGCCTTAATAATCGTGAACGACACCAGACCAATAGCACCACCGATAGCCATACCAGTGTTCACATCATTGGGATCCATGCCGAAATAAACAGCCAAAGCGCCACCAAAGATGATAGCCGTACCCACTGCTGACCCGCCTACGATGCAAGCCGTTGCAGCCTTGCCATAACCCTCAAGGGCAGGTGTTCTTCGGAGGAATAGGACTAGCAGCGACATAAACAAGGCACTTAACCCGTAGTTTATCTTTGCAATGGCAAATGATAGGGCAGTTGTAAACGGTTCCATGATATTCCTTGGTTGGTCTATTTTATTCGCTTACTTCGATTGCGCCAATAGCTTTACCCGTGATAGGGTCACGTTCTAGCACCCTGCGTTTAGGACGCTTCATCTCTGCCACGCTGTCTACCAGTGTTGCCGATACTTGGGCCAGTGTGTTAACCGCATCCATAATCCCCGCGCCTTGTTGTGCAGCAGATTGGCTCAGTGTGTCAGCGATTTGATCAAACTTGCCTTGGCTGTCCACCGTGAACTGGTTGACGGGCTTGCTTGATGCTTCGGTCTGCATTTGGGCAATCTGTAGCTTGGTCTGCGCGTCTAGCTGCGCTTTGTAGGCTTGTCGCTCAGTCTCAGCCTGTTGCTTCATTTGCTCTAGCTGGATGGCCTGTTGCGCTTTGAACTGCTCAACCTGGGCAGTTGTTTGGGCCTTCATTTGCTCCATTTGCTGCGCTTGCTGCATTTTGGCTTGCTCAACCTGTTGCATTTGCTGCATCTTGGCCTGTTCCATCTGTTGCTGCGCTTGGGCTTGTTGCTGTTCAGGTGACGGGCCAGCTTCAGGTTTGGGCTCGTTCATCTTCTCGATTGCTGTCTCTAGTGCAGCTTCCAGCGAACGACCACCCTTGAAGGTACGCACCACAAACTGAAGCACCTCACCAATCAACGGGGCCATTTCTGGAGACTGTTGCACCATTGGCATGGCGTCACGCATAGCACTACCAAAAGCACTCAAGAACTCGGTGCGAGACTGTTTCTCGCTTGCTTCGTCCATCTCAACAAGTGAGTCAGAGGCCACCTCGATGCGGAATGACCTAGCGGGTTCAGACTTCATTAGCTGGATGGCTTGCTCAGCAAACTGCCCATCGTCTGTCCCCATGATGCCACTCATCTGAATGAGGTTCTCAGGGCTGTAAAGGTCACACATTAACTGTGCTTTGATTCGCAGCAACTCACTGGCAAACTGCGCCACGTCCATCTGCATACGCTTTAGGCGCATAGAGGCGTATTGGCCCTTAATCTGTTGGGCAGTGGCTGTCTCGCTTGCCACGCTAGACCCGCGGATAATGTCTGACAGGCCCGTTACGTCATAAACCACTTGTTTAGCTTGTTCGCGGCTTGCATAACACTGGTTCAATGCTTGCAAGGTCTGATCTAGCGGGAGAAAGTCAATCGTTCCCTTAACGCCGCCTTTTTCACTAAATGCCGCCCATGAGTCCACGGGGATAAGTTGGTTGTCAAATCCCTCAGTCAACATCCGCTGAACACCCGCTTGGCTTGCGTCATACACACCAACGATCTTGACCGCCTCAATCAGCAGCGAGATGCGGTTTGTCAGCTTGTCAATCTCGTCTGCTTGGTCTTGATACAGAACATAGTCAGGAACAGGAACCAGCGTGTCTGTTGTCTGTGTGGCAAACAAAGGTTTAGGCAAGGGCCAGAAGTTATCTAGGCCATACGGGTCGTTCTTGTGGTCAAGTAGCTTGTCTTCGCCTTCAGCAATCCAATAGACGCACTCGCTTGTCTTGTCCCAAATCTCCCAGATTTCAGCCTTTTTCATGGCTTCAGCGTCACCCTTGCTAAATCCCGTCTTCAGCATGTCGTCAAGACCTTGGGGAATATGAGTCAGGTTAATGTCCTTGAACTCCTCGCCAAATCGCTTAACGACTTCATCCTTGCTCATGTACACCCTGCGAGCGCACCAAGTCACTTCTTCCCATGTACGGGCAGGAGTGCAACGGAAATCTTCCCAATAAACATAGTCCACCGGGGTTGTTTCTAGGTTGACTTCAGGCTGTCCAGCGTACATCTCCACGCCTTCGCCACCCGTCATGCCATTCTCAGATTCACCCTTGTCGCCGTAATCTTCAGCCTTTTCCATGCTGGCCGATTCAATGGTTTCGACTGACTTAGAGTCAAAGCGCACCCAGTTGACACCGCGACCTGGGAGCAAACGATCCATAACCGCCAGCTTGATGCTGTGGTCAAAGTCGGTAGAGTTGTCGATCTCGTACTGAAGGGCACGTTCAAGAATCACCGCCGCTGTTCGGGCAACAGGGTCTTTATCTTTCCACCTGCGCTCAACTTGGGCGCGGGGTGTACGGCCATAAAGGGCAGGGAGAATGGTCTGTATGTTTGACCAAAGGACGTTATACCGCTTAGAGGTAAACGACTGTGTACGGTCATCCCGATAGCGTTTGACGATCTTTTTACCGCGCTTGCACCATGCTTCGTCCTCTCGCTTGGCTTGCTTGAGTTCGTTTTTCCAGCGTTTGGCTTCAGCAATCGGGTTCATGCTTTTCATATGCGGTCAGTCTTTCGTGGTGTTTCTTTCCACAGTTCATCCAGAGAAACCGTAGTAATACGCCCATTTTGCCCTTTTATTGGATAAATTTCTACTTTTTCCGCCTCTTTTGGCTTATTTTCACGCCAAGCCACGGCCATCATGCGGAAAGCATCAGCACAGTGAGAGGTGTTGTCGTGCCTCGGTTTATCTCTAAATGCTTTCTTGTCCTCATCCCATTCACGCTGATATTGCTTTAGTAGCTCTACCGCCGAATCACAGTTGTCCTTGTCAAACCACACCCTTGGCAGCATTACCCGTGCAGCCTGAATACCGTCTTGCACCGACAAACTAGGCACAATCGCCAGCTTGCTTATGCCCAAATGGTTTGCCAGTTGCTCAATTACCGACTTGCCACCACTTGCAAGGGTCTTGGCCCGTGCGTCATGAGGCAGATAGTGCCGTTCGTACTTGTACCCCTTGCCTGTCACTGCCTGGGCGTAGTCCTCAATGGCTAGGCCCGATCCACTGTAATAGTCAATGACATGAATCTCAGAATGCGTGACCTGATAAAAGAATATCGCCGTGTCATCGTGATAACCCAAGTCCCATGCAGTAAACACTGGTAAAGAACGGTCATAACCCACTTTAGCGATGCGGCCTGATTCTTCCAGTATCTTTAGCTCTTTTCCGTAATACGCACCCAGAATAGCGGCTTCAAACGAACACTCAAATTCTTGCTCATATTGGTCTTCAGTCATGCCACGGCTAGCGTCTGCCAATTCTTCGGCCTTAATCAGCCCTGAAGTACTAGCCCTGATTGACGTGGCAAACCAGCTATCAGCAGCGTTTGCTGTCTTCCATATCTCATAAAAGAAGTTGTGGCCCTTTGGCGTCCCAATAAACACCGCCCATCCTTCACGGTCTGCCAGCAAAGGACGAATGATCTCACCCCATACCCTTGGGCGCATATCGGCAACCTCGTCAAGGATTACACCATCCAGATACAGGCCACGCAAAGCATCTGGATTGTCAGCACCAAACAGGCGGATTCGTGCCCCGTTCAGTAGCTCCACCCACAGTTCTGAGGCGTTGGCGTTTACCCTTACGTCCTCGGTGTATCTAAGTAGGTAATCCCATGCAATGCTTTTAGCCTGGGAGTAGTAAGGCGCAATGTAGGCATATCGTCCGTTTACCTTGTCGTCAACAAAGGCACGGCGAATCAGGTCATTAATGCAAGAAACAGTCTTTCCAGCACGGTTTTCGGCGGTGGGCTACTAAACAGGCCCACCGCGCACTCCGATCATGAAAAGGTTTAAAAGCGTCCCTTGGTGAATAAGGGATCGTGATTTCTCTTACTGCTGCCACTTGATAACCGTTTGAAGTGGCTTGTCCTCATCGCCAACCATCTCAGTTCGTGCCAAATCAGGCACAATTTTGCTCAAAATGATTTTTGCGGCATTAATCTGGCTCATAGACATTTCAGTATCGCCATTGCAATGATCGTACAAGCGGCGCATTACATTGGAAGCACGAATTCCGTCCTTCCAGTTGTCTGACAATGTGACTTTCCGTTTACGCGCTGCCATTTACAAACTCCACGCCACTTGGCGCTTACCAATTTGGTATCCAGCATTATGTATGCTGTTGATTTTATTGGTCTTTTTTGAGCATATGCCTTTTGCAGCATCTTTCTCATGGGCATCTATGCGCTTGCCCTTACCTTTTCCTACATAAAAGACTTGATCTGTTCGTGGATCAAACAATTCGTAGACGTACCAATGCGCTTTTGACTGCATTGTTTTCATTCCTTTATCCTCGGGTTAGCCTAAGATATGCGAATTATATTCCATTCAGTTATTTAGGCTTATCTACCTTTATTGGCATTTCTTGTGTTGTAAATCTACAACCATTAGCGCATTCATAGCGTCTGTACGTTCCTTGTGGTCTTTGTCTTGTTTCTAAAACGTAAGTCCAGACTTTGCATTGTGGACATTTCATTATTAGTCTTTCTCTGTGCTTGGTGTCCACACTTTGCCACTGTGGTCAATCTCGCCCACGATGTGCGCCATTGGTGCAGGTGCTGGCTGTGCGGGCGGGGTGGTGTAGAGGGGTTTTGCATCAGGGTTGCCAAGACCTATTCCCGGTGTGTCTCTTTTAAACCCAAACACAGGCGATCCATACTCGCCGTTCCACCACGCCACAGGCTCCTGCACAGGTGCTGGCTGTGCTGCCATGCGAAACACTTCAATCACTTTGTCAAGCCCCAAATTCGCTTCTTGCGCCAAGGAAAGTAACTGCTTTGGTGAGATGTGTTCGGGCTGCACAGGTGCTGCAAGGGCTTGCTCACACTTCGCCATTTCAGCTTGCAAATAAAGCATCAGTTCCGGATAAGTCGCCCCAATTGTTGCCAAGGCAGCAACATCTTCAAGGGCCGTCAATCGTTCTCGTGTCATGTGTTCTCCTTAATTCCGTGGGCGGCTTCGATGGCTCGGGCAAAGCGATCTATGCTGTCTTCCGGGCCACTTTCGGCAACTTGTTTGCTGATAGCCGTGATCTGCTCATACGTCAGCGGCACAGGTGCTGGCTGTGCTGCGGGTGGGGTAGGGTAAACATCACGGACAGGGACGCCAGCAGCTTCTGTATTCGCTCTGTGGTTGTTTATCTCCATACCGTTGTGCCATTTTCCGTCTTGGTAAAACTGCCAACCGCAAGGCTCCTGCACAGTAGGTGCTGCAAGGGCTTGCTTGAAGGCGGTTATGGCTTTCTTCCAACTTACTATATCTTCAACTGAAAAATCAATAATTCGCGTACTTTCCAACGCCTCCAGCGCCAGCTTCAAATCTTCGTATTTTATGTGTGTCATGTTGCTTCCGTTGCATTGTGTAAATAAGCCGTTAACCGCTTTATCTGTGCTTCCCTGTACCTGCACATTGATTCAGCATATTCCCTTGCTGTGTGGGCTTCTAGTAGGCTTCGCTTGCATTCCTCTAGCTCTCTTAGGGCTAAGACTTCAGCACTTGGCTTGTCCCATAGTTTTTTTAGGTCTTTAATCATTTTTGATCTAGTGCTTGCAATTCGCACTTGGCCCATTGGTTTTTGTTTGTGTCGTAACAATTAACAATTACAGGCGCTTTCCACACATCTACAGGCTGCAAACTAGAAATGTTTGTGTTTGGCTTGC